TGGTCAACCCAGCGCTGGCAGGCGATGATCCGACGCACTCCCAACCAAAGCCACCAGAGCGGCCGGTCTGACCATCGGTTGGATACCAGCCAAGGAATGCCAAACCCGTTGGCGATGCGGTGCCGACTGTGTTGCTGGCCCAGAATGCAGTGCTGCCGTTGTAGATGACTAGGTTGCCATCGGCCTGCATTGTGATCCGCCAAGTGCCGTCACCACGGTTTGTTCCGGTTTGCCAGACAGGCACGTTCGCCTTGTTGTAGACCACGAAGTTGCCATCGGCCTGCATGAGTGCCCGATACCAGCCGTTCGACGAGACGATTGCGTCGCCTTCATTCAGTGTCTCGCCAACGTTGAGCTGAGCGCCAAATGCGGTTGAGTTGAAATTGGTTGCAGGTGTGGCCCCCAAGGCATTGTCATACTCATCAAAGTAGTTGGTGCCTTCGTAACTGCACTCAGCGCTGCGATATTTCCATTGGCAAATGTTCGCGATCACCTGCCGTTTTGGTGCACGCACACCAGCAAGGTCGAACACAGCCGCCAGCTCAAACTCAACAACGTCCCTGTTCTCGACTGACTTACGGTCGATGTAATAGATCTCGCGTGGCATCTCCTCATCAGCCGGTGTGCCATAAGGGTTGACGCCGCCTGCAAAGTTGTCAGGGTCAAGGAATCTGCTCAGCGTGCGGATCCTGATCACCTTCGCGCCTGTCAAGTCGTTGCCAATCGTGAACTCGTTGACGCTCAGCAGCAGCGCCGAGATATTGCCGAGCAGGTTTGAGACGCGCACCTTCGGCCGTGGGAGCTGGCCAGTGCCGTTGTACTCAAAGCCTTCCACCTCGATCGGCAGTGCCTGATATGGCTTGCCCTTCCAGATGATGTTGCCTGTTGGTGTAGCTTGATTGGCACCAGGGTGAAAGTAAACAATCTCAGTCGTGCCGTGCAGCGTCGCGTCAAGGTGCAGCTCAAACAGCTCGATGATCGCGTAGGGGTTGGAGCTGAGCAGCTCCTGAAACATCTCGCTCATGGTTCGTAAACTTCCATAAACTCAGCAGTGACCGTGTTGTTGTTACAGCTCAGCATGTCCATGCTCCACTGAGAGCACACATACTTGCCAGCCCCACCTCTTGGTGGCGTCCAGTCAAAAGCCTCAACGCCGGCGCGCGCCTCAAGGAACCCAAGGATATTGTCCCGCTCAGTATCGGTGCGGTTCGCGAAGGTGAGCCGCCAAGTCTTGGGGTCCGTGTTCAGGCCATACCGCAGGCGTTGCTCATAACCATCGCCAAACTGAACCCGTCTGACGCGCGGCTGGCTTTGCTCCGTCGCCGTGAAGCTCGGCGTATAGGTGAAGGTTGCCATTATGCGAGCAATCCCCCTGGTCGCTTCTGCTTAATCAATTCTGCCTGCACCGCGCTAGCAACGGCGCGGCCCAGCGCAGCGCCCTGCCCTTGATCGCCTTGAACGCTGCTGCCGGTGGCATCCACATTGACCACCACGTTGGTGGTGCCGCTGCCGCCAGCAACGCCGAGCCGGCCGTCGCTGCCACGCTTCAGCGGCATGATCGCCTCGGGGCCAGCCTCGCCCATCAAGCCCGTGCCCTTGGCAAACGGGAACAGCGTCGGCCGGTTGACGATGCCACCCTGCGCAAACGGCACCACGCCATTGGCAGCAAAGATGTTGCCATTGGCGTTAAGGGCAAAGCCGGGGATCTTGGTCTTAAGAGCGCTTGTGCCTGTCAAGAAATTACTGCTGCCGCCGGTCAGCAGGCTTTGGATAGCCTGCAGGATCGGCGCAATGATCAGCATCCGCGTCACCATGCGGGTCAGATCCTCGACGACCGACAGTGCAAACTGTTTGAAGTTAAAGGAGCCCGTCGTCGTCAGACTGACGATCGCATCCTCGAGGCCTTTGAACACATTGCCTGATAGGTTGCTGATGTTCTCGCGTAGCGTGCCGATACTTTCTAGGTAGTTGGCGATCCCATCACGGGCGCCTGATAACGCATCGGTTTGCTGGGATGCGGCATCGCCAAACTCTGACATCTTGATTGCAGCATCGAGAGCGCTTTGGCCGATCTCGTTTAGGCCGTCAATGTATTCGCGCTGTGCCAACGTGTTTTGACGATCAGAGAAAGCATTGATTGCCTCTCTGAATGGTTGAATGTCCAAGTCGCCACCAGCAGCGCGCACGTCTCTGGCAAGTTCAACGACCGCCATCGTCATCCGATCGACCTCTCTGCTAGCCTCGGCCGTCGCTTGCTGCCGGCGCAGCATCAGCTTCTCCATCGGGTCAGCGCCCACACCAGCGATCTGGTTGTCAAGATCCTCAACGTTTTGCCGATACTGATTCAGCAGATCGTTGGTCTTTTGCGTTAGGTCACGTCGCCTTTCAAACAGCCGTTGCTGCTCATTCGCCGCACGCTTGGCTTCTGCTGCAGCGCGCTTTGCGTCTGCCGCTGCGCGCCTGTCTGCGTCAGTAGTGTCCAGATCCATGGCGCGACCACCCGTGCGGCGGCCGGTGCCGGGCGATGGAGCATCGGTGAAAAGCTTTTGAATCTGCGCGAAGTCCTGCTTCGCCTGTTCAATCATGCTGCCGACCCTAGTGCGATAGATCTCGGCCGCACCGGCGAAGTCGCCCTGCACCGCTTTGCTGATGACCTGGAACGCCACGACTGCATTCTTGATGAACACGTCGAACAGTTTCACCGTCGCAAAGATAAAAGCCGCAACTGATTGAATGCCAACCTTGATCACACTAAACAGTGCATTCCAATCGTTCTTTGTGTCAAACAGATCCCCAAACACTTCAAGGATCGACTGCAGCGCCGGCAGCAGCGCGTCGGTCAACTCAAGCCCGAAGCCCTGCGTCTTGATGCCCAGCTCGGTGATCGTGTCGTTGAACAGATCCGATCTCGCGGCGAAGTCTTCGCCCACCTTAAAGGTGAACTTTTCCATCGCAGCTGAGCCTTCATTGAGCAATGGGATCAGCTCGGCGCCAGACTTGCCGAAAATTGCCACGGCCGCGGCGGCTTTCTGCGCCCCATCAGGCATGTCAGCAAAGCGATCGGCAATCTGCTTTAGCGCTTTGTCAGATGACACAACCTGCCCATCGGCACCCTTGACCGAAACGCCTAGGGCTTGAAACTTGCGGGACAGATCCTCGTTACCCTCGGCTGCTTTGACCAGATTCACGTTGAGCTTCGTCAGGCCCTTGCCCAGGGTGCCCATGTCAACGTCGGCCAATTTGGCGGCGTTGCCGATAGCAATCAACGCGTTGGCGGCGACGCCTGTCTTTGCTTGCAAATTGAACAGCTCGTCGCCAGCATCAATCGCGGTCTTGACCACTGCCGTCAAGCCAGCGACAACAGCACTGCCAGCGATGGCTGCGCCGAACCCGGCGACAGCAGTCTTTAGGTTGTTAAATCCCAGCGCAGCATTCTTGGCCTGTCCCTGCAGGCCTTGCATTGAGTTGCCCAGCCGGCGGATGCTGTTCTCGCCTTGAACATCCGCTTTGATGCGCAGCATGGCGTCGAGGTTCATCGCCATGTCACGCGCTCCGCTCGTTCAGGGCTGCCATGGCTGCGGCCTCCATCACCTGCAGGTCCTCAAGCATGGAGCGCTGATCCTCCACTTCATACAGTCTAAACACCCACGCCACGGCGCCATAATCCAACCCGATCACCCCGCCCATGCTCGTTCGCCATTGCGTCTGCAGGCGGCACCACATCAGCACCGAAGGCCAGTTTTCTTCAAACACCTCAAGGTCGCCTTCAGGCTGCTGCTCAGGCAGCGCCACGCCAAGCACAGCCGCATCATCGTGTGAATCATCCTTGATTCCGCCGCTGGCCCAGTGCTCAGCGGCCTCGATTAGTTTTTTCGCTTGGCTCCCTTGATGCTGTCCATGTACGCCTTGAGGATCGCCACCGACAGCAAAGGCACCTCAAGCAGCTGCTCGAGTGCGCCTTGACTAAATGGGATCTCCTTGCCGCTGTCATCGCTGACGCCAGACCAGCCGACCAACACCTCGGCCGCCAGCTCGGTGATGCGATCCAGTTCGCTCAGGTCTTCAAGCCGTTGCAGTTCCGCCACCATTGGCCCGACCTTGCTTTGAGGTAAGCGCTTGAACTCGCCGTCAAATGTCTGCCGCTCATGCCGGCCGCCATCAACGGGAACGTCAAAGGCGACCGGCCAGGTGTAGGTGTCGGACTGCTTGAGAACAAAGGCCACGTGATCAGGTGTAGGCGAGACTCAGCTCATCATTGCCCGAACTGGTCGGAACTGCAATGAAGGGCATGTTCAGCATCTGCACGCCGTCCTGGTCTGAATAGGTCAGGTTGCCTAGGTCGGACTGTGCCGTCGTCATGGTGACGATGTTGCCAGCCGTGCCGCCGTGCTGGAAGGTGATGCTGCCGGTGCTGCTGCCGGTGGCGATCGTGAAGAAATCCTTAGCCGTGATGGTGGGGGCTTCAATCACGATGGTCCCGCTGGGTGCGCGGTTGGTGATCATGATCTCCTTGGCGCAGCCGACCAGCTCGCGATAGATCACGTCATTGGCGATGCTGAAGTTATAGGACTGCAGGCAGCCGCTGTAGGAGAACGCGGAGAAGTTGATTGTGTTGCCCTGCTTGAAGATCAGCGGGGTGGCCTGGTTGGCGTAGGTCGGGGTGGGCAGCGTCTCGTCAGTAGGCGCGTTGTAGATGCCGGTCATGGTGAAGCTGATCACCGGGATCTGACCGACTTCGCCGTTCAGCTCAAAGGTGCCACGGCAACCGGTGAGCTTGTGGCGGATGCCATCTTGGTGGTAGTGGATGGTGCAGCTCTCAAAGCCGCTGCTCTCGGGCGCGTAGGTCACGCTGGTGCTAGCGCTGATAGTTTCGCTCAGGCCGCAGCTGCGCAGGATCGGGCCATAGGCGGGGGCGGTGCCCGCAGTGCCTGAGCCGGCCAACTCAACCTCGAATGTCACCTCGACGCGGGTTTGCGCCAGCAGCTGATCGGCCTGGCCCATGTAGGGGCGGATCAGATCACGGTTGACGGTCTCGGCAACGAGCGGCTGAATCTCAAGGTTGCGCACCAGCACGGCGTTGCTGCTGCCGCTTGGCGTTGGATCTGTGCCGTAGGTTGTTTCAATCTTCGCCAGAATCAGGCGACGGCGTGTCAGAACTGATGCCATTAGGGGCTACCTCAGGTGTTGGATGGGGAGCCGGCTGAGTCCGCTCGACGAGCTGCCGCTTGCCGGTTTTGGGATTGACCAGATAGCTGCCGCCC